ACTGGATCCCCGCGGCTGATCACCAGAGCGCCATGCTGCGGATTGCCGGACGCACGCAGGATGAGATCCTGTCTGCCCTGGCGCCTGTGACACGAAGGAGCGAGGCGGAGCTGCGTCAGATGATGATCGAAGCCGGCAGTCGCTGCCTGGCCGAAGACGCCGAGCTCTACAGGGCCGCGGGCCTGGACGTGCCGGACCCGGCAAAGCATGCAGGCCTGACGTCAACGCTCAGCACCGGCTACCAGCAGACTGCGCAGACCATGCGCAATCTGACCCGCTCGACAGCCCGGACAGCAACACAGCAGTTTGAGCGCGTGCTGGATCAGGCCTGGCTGCAGGTGAACTCCGGCGCCTTCGATTACGACTCCGCCATCAGAGGCGCGATCAAGGATCTGGCGGAGGAGGGGATTTCCGCGATCCGCTATCCCTCCGGCAGAACGGACAGCATCGAGACCGCCATCCGGCGTGCTGTGCTCACCGGCGTCAATCAGACCGCCGGAAAGCTGTCGATGGAGCTGGCGGACGAGGTCGGCTGCGATCTCGTGGAGGTCAGCGCTCATGCCGGCGCCAGACCGGAGCACGCGCTGTGGCAGGGGAAGATCTACTCCCGCTCCGGCAAGAGCGAGAAGTACCCGGACTTCGTGGCATCCACGGGCTACGGCACCGGCGCGGGCCTGTGCGGCTGGAACTGCCGGCACAGCTTCGGGCCTTACGTCGAAGGCGCCCCGCGGGTGTGGACCGACGAGAAGCTCGCCGAGCTGAACGAGCCGAAGTATGAGTACAACGGCGAGAAGCTCACCGAGTACGAAGCCCAGCAGAGGGAGAACTACTTCAACCGGCAGATCCACCGCTGGAACCGGGAGGCCGAGGCCATGCGCGCCGCCGGACAGGATCCTTCCGAGGCCATGGCGAAGGCGAGAGAATGGCGGGCGCAGAGGACAGCTTTTCTTTCAGAAACCGAAGTCCATGGGTCAGCAAGAAAACCTGCTTCTGTCGCACGTAGCATAGAAAAACGTATTGCAGATAAGGTCGCAACGAGACAGTCTCTTGCAAGGGCCAGTGATACTTTTACAGTGATTCCTCCGATGAAGGGGGATGCGATTAAAGCGCAAAGTATTTACAAACACCTTCAGCGCTCTGAGGTAGGAAGACACGCGTATGATTTTATCGTACGGAACAACATCCCGATTGAAATCAACTACACGGATGAAGCTCCAGAAGGTGAACGTGGTTACACTTACGGACATAGTATTTTTATTTATGCAAAAAACACAAGAACTGTACAGCTTACCACGGAAACAATTATCCATGAAGTCACCCATATTGAGCTTGGTATCTTTTCTCAGACGCAATGGGAAGAGGCGTATTGTTTTGCGCAAGAAGCCAAGCACACAAAGCCACAGTTGACATACTCAGATTTGCGCGATATAATCGAGAAAGTAAAGCGGGAATACCCAGAATTACCTTGGAGGCGAAAACGATGAATGATAAAAAAATAAATCCATATGAGTTCATCCAGCGGCTTCGCAAGGGCGAAAAGCTGGACTGTCCTGAGTGTGGAAAAGGCAAGATTCTGTCCGTTGGTGATCCCAAAACGACGCATGGCTTTTACTGCACAGATTGTAATTTTAGAATCAACATTGACTAAACCACCACTTTTCGGAGCGGTGGTTTTCTTGTGCCCAAAACTGAATCAAGTTGATCAAACCACGATGCAGACGCACCGTGGTTTTTTCGTACACTTTCGCACAGGAGGCCGACATGAAGGTCATGATCCATGCCGTGCCGGCGCGCACGTGGTACGTCGCAGGTTTTCTGATTCCCCAGCTCCGAGCCCAGGGCGTGGAGGATGTCACGGTTTGGAACGACACCGAAGGTCTGGGCAACCTTGGCGCCTGCCTGGCGTCCTTCCGCAGCCTGCCGGGAGACGGCGGCACCTGGCACATCCAGGACGACGTGCTGCTGTGCCGGGACTTCGCAAAACGGGCGGCAGAGAATGACGAAGGCGTTGTCAACGGCTTCTGCTGCCTGGGCAACGGGGACGATCCGGAGCAATGCGGAAGGATATCGCCGCGACAGCTGTGGCACGGCTTCCCATGTATCCGGATCCCGGACGAATATGCCAGAGATTTCGCCGTCTGGGTTGAGACCGGCAAGCACACATTCCTGGCGGACAAGCGGATCCGGCAGGGGAAGGGCGATGACTATCTCTTCCACGAATATTTCCGGAATCATCACCGGAAGGACAAGGCCCGCAACATCGCGCCAAATCTTGTGGAGCATGTGGACTGGCTGCTGGGCGGATCTGTCGCAAACGCACAGCGCGTGACGCAGCTGCGGTCGGCGCTGTGGCCGGACCAAGAGCTGGTCGAGCAGCTGGCTGCAGAGATTCAAAACCACACAGGTGACTGAACCGCCGCAGGGCGGTTTTTTCATATCAATTTTGTCCAGCTCATGACGCGAAACCGAGCGTCCCGGCAGATGCGACCTGCGACACCAAAGCGAAGGGAAGGAAGGAAACCACAATGAAACGCGAAGAAGTCAAGGCCATCTGCCCCGACATCACGGACGAGCAGCTCGGAAAGATCATGGACCTCGGCAGCCGTGACATCGGCGAGCTGAAGAACCGGATCACCGCGCTGACCACGGAGCGGGATACCCTCAACACCCAGCTCGGCGAGGCCAACGAGAAGATCAAGTCCTACACCGAGATGGACATCGATGGCATCAAGCAGTCCGCCAAGGACTGGGAGACCAAGTACAACACCGACACCCAGGCTCTGAAGGATCAGCTGGCCGATCAGGCCTACGGCTACGCCGTGGAGCGCTCCGTCTCCGGGCTGAAGTTCAGCTCCGGCGCCGCGCAGAAGCAGTTCATCGCCGACCTGAAGGCGAAGAAGCTGCCGCTGCAGGAGGACAAGCTGCTCGGCATGGACGATTACGTCAAGCAGTACAAGGAGTCAGATCCCGACGCCTTCGCACCGGAAGACGACAAGACCCCGATTGCCGTGCGCGGCAGCGGCGGAAGCGCCGGTACCGGCGCCGACTCCGCACTGCGTGCCGCGTTCGGATTGTCAACCAAAACATGATTACTTTGAGGAGGTAAACAAAAAAATGGGTAACTCTATTGCTCTGGCCAAGAAGTACGTGCCTCTGCTCGATGAGGTCTACAAGAACGCAGCTCTCACCGCCGACCTGGATGGCGCCGCCGAGCTGGTTCAGCAGGGCGCCAACGCCAACGAGCTGATCATCCCCAAGATGAGCATGGACGGCCTTGCCGACTATAGCCGCAACGGCGGCTACGTCAGCGGCGACGTCACGCTCACCAACGAGACCGTCCAGTGTAACTTCGACCGCGGCCGCATGTTCCAGGTCGACGCCATGGACAACGAAGAGACCGCCGGCATCGCCTTCGGCCGCCTTGCGGGCGAGTTCATCCGCACCAAGGTCGCCCCTGAGGTCGACGCCTTCCGTCTGGCTGCCTACGCCTCCGCGTCCGGCATCTCCAAGGTCGAGACCCCTGCGACGCTGTCTGCCGGCGCCGACGTGATCGCCGCCCTCCGGGCTGCGACCAATCAGATGGACGAGGACGAGGTCCCGTTCGAGAACCGGATCCTGTACATCACCCCGACGCTCCTGGGCCTGGTGCAGGACATGGACACAACCAAGTCCAAGGAGGTGCTGGCCCGCTTCGCCAAGATCGTGCAGGTCCCGCAGACCCGGTTCTACACCGCAATCACCCAGCGCGACGGCACGACCGAGGGTCAGACCGGCGGCGGCTATGCCCGCAAGGTCAACACCCAGGAGTTCACCGCGGCCACGAGCCAGACCGACTTCACCGTCACCGCCAAGCCCGCCGCGATCCAGAAGGTGACTGTGAACGGCGAGGCCGTTACCACCGGCTTCACCTACACCGCCGCCACCGGCGTGCTGGCCTTCGGCTCTGCGCCCGGCAACGGCAAGACCGTCGTGGTGACCTACGACACCGGCTACGAGCAGAACTTCCTGGTGGTCCACAAGGCCGCCGTCATCCAGTTCCCGAAGCACACCGCCCCGAAGATCGTCACTCCGGAGCAGAATCAGGACGCGGATGCCTGGAAGTACGGCTACCGCCTCGTTGGCATCGCCGAGGTGTACGAGAACAAGGTCGCCGGCATCTACTCGCATTACAAGCCGCTCTGATCCTAAGGAGGCGATCGCCATGCGCACTGTTGATTACGGCTTTTATACCGGAACGTATCACGGCACGCTGACCGCCGAGAAGTTCAACGCCCAGATCATGCCGGCCGCCGCCTACGTCGATGATCTGACGATGGGCCGAGCCGCCGGGGCCGATCTGACGGAGCGCGAGCTCCTGCGCGTGCAGCTGGCGATCTGTGCCGCGGTCGACGCG